GGCGGCGGGCGGCAGCCGTCGGCGGCGGAGCTGGCGCGGGAGCAGGCCGAGAAGGAAAAGGGCGAACGCTGGGAGAAGGTGATCCGGGCGGCGCTGAAGGAGGTCGCGAAGGCCCCGCGGCCCGAGGACCGGGAGGTGGTGTTTCTCTGCTGCCTGCGGGCGGGCGAGTGGCCGGCGTTCCGTGACCTGGACAAGAAGGAGCGGAAGGAGTGGGAGCGGCTCCTGGAGCTGCACCGGACCGGCGGGGACGCCGGGGGCTTCACGGAGGTCCTCGTGGCTACGTGCTGGGTGTATTTCCAAAGGCGAATGAAAGACAAGGCAGCGTGGTATTATAGGGATCATGACTTGCCGCTCCTCCAGGACCTGGGGCCGTTCTTCGGGATCGATGTGAATCAGCGGTATGACGAGCAGGCCCGGAAGGATGGTGTGCCAGACTCGCCGGCGGATGCGTCGGGGGCCGGGACCTGTCCGGTGCGCTCGGGTGCGGGGGAGTGCCTCGGGGATGGGAACTGCGAGGCGTGCGGGCGGGCGCCCCAGGAGAAGCCGCGGGCGAAGAAGAGCCGGAAGAAGAAGGGCAAGAAAGCCCCGGCCGCGCCGACAGAAGAGGCCCTGGATGCGGAGGACCGCGTGGACGAGGGCGGATTCCTGGACGGCAGGGACGAAGGGGATGGGGTGGATGAGGAGATCGAGGAATGACGATGGGAAAGCCGACGCAGATCGAGATCTGCGAGAACTGCCGGTACGCGCGGGAAAACGGGGGCAAGCTGGAATGTCACAAGGAGCCGCCGCAGTTGGCCTGTGCCCCGATCGCCAGTCCGGCGGCGATCCAGGCGGTCGGGGGCATGGGGCCGGCGGCGTTCTCCTGGATCGTCAATGCGTTCTGGCCGCCGGTGCGGCCGACGGGGTGGTGCGGGTCGTTCGAGCCGCATAGTGCGATGGTGAATTGAGGTGGACGGTATGGACAGGATGGACAGAGTGGACCCAGAGCGGCCGATCCAGAAGGTCAACCTGGCCGCGGCGGGGGTCAGTGTGTCGGAGGAATTCGCGCGGGCGGTGGGGGAGCGGCTGCCGCCGGCGGTGCGGCTGATTTTGTGGTGGCTCCGGGAGCTGACGGGCCTGGCCGACCCGGCGGCGGCGGCGGAGTGCGTCGCGACGTCTGTCGATAACGCGATTGCGGCGGAGCTGCTCCAGCGGCAGCCGGTGCTCCGCGATTGTCTGCTGCGGCATCATCCGGGGGAGGTTCGGACGCTGGTCCTGGAGGTCTTCCTGGGGCCGCGGGACAGGGCCGGGATCGCGGAGACGGGACCTGCGGGGAGGGATTTCGGGTTGGCGCGGAACGCGGGACCGGCCGTCGAGGCGGGCCAGGGGATGGTCTTTACCGATCCGGGACCGCCCGTGTAGACGTTGGGGTCGTAGGTAGGAACGGCGGGGCGGCATAGACGAGAGCTGGGACAGCGGCGCACACGGTGCGCCTTTTTCTTTGGCGACAGGTTGGGGCTATGACGGAAGAGACGCGGGTGGGGTTCATCGAGATCGTCAACTGGCGGAAGGTCCAGGGGTACCGCAAGATCAATCCACCCTGGATCAAGCTCTGGACGAGCCTGTTGTCGGATGAGGGGGCGGAGGCCAAGTGGCGGGCGCGGGAGCGGTGGCGCTCGCTCGGGACCGCCGGACAGAGCCTGGTCGTGAACCTGTGGCTGTACGCGGCGACGAGCTGCCTGGATGGTCGGATCTGGGGCGATCCGCGGTTCCTGGCGGCGGTCCTGCCGGTCGAGGGGCCGATCGACCTGGGGCCGCTGTTCGCGGCGGGGTTCATCCGCTGGGCCGATGAGCCGGCCGCGGCGGCCGACGGGGTTTCTGCAGGCCCGTCCGGAACGAGGGGGGAGAGAGGGGTAGGGGAGAGAGAGGGGAGAGCGGAAAAGGCAGAGGCAGAGCCAGAGCCAGAGGCGCAGAGGCAGAGCCAATGTGCCGTAGCGGACAGCGGAAAAGCAAGCGCGCCAGAGCGGACAGCGGACAGTGCACAGGAAGCGCCCAAGAGCCAGAGGCAGAGCCACAGCGAGAGGCACAGTCAGGGGCAGGGGCACAGGGAGCAGCCAGAGGCACAGCCCAGGCAGAGCGAGCAGGCAGCGTCACAGGGCACAGTCGTGCCGGGCTCCGTCCGCATCCTGGCGAACCCCCACCCGCCGCAGGGGCCGTCCGCCGATCCGCCGGGTCCGCCGGTTTCCGACGGCAGGGACAGGGACGCTCCTGGCGTGGCCGTAGCGGGCCGATCCATCCCGGACCGGTCGGGCGCCGCCCGGTCGCTCGCGGCGATCCTGGCGGGCTCGCCGGTAGGCCGGGCGCTGCGATTGGATGACGACCGGGAGGTGTGGTGCCGGGCGGTCTTCGACCGGCTGCGGTTTCCGTTCCCGGCGGATTCCCTGCCGGGCCGGCAGGAGCTGGGGGCGTACGCGTCGCTCTACGATGCGCTGCTGGTGACGCCGGGGCTGACGCCGGAAGCTCGGGACGAGATCCTGCGACACGATCTCCGGACCGCCGAGAAGAAGGGCCGGGAGAAACGCCGGCAGAACAAAGGGGCCGTCTGGACGAAGATCCATAAGGACCGCGTGCGGCAGTATCTGGCCCGGGCCGCGGCGGCGCGGGGTTAAGGGGCATGACGATCGAGGAGCGACCGATGGCGCGACCGCCGAAATACGATCCGAAACTGGCCGAGCAGGCCCGGTATATCTGCGCGACGTTCGGGGCGACGGATGCCCAGCTCGCCCAGGCCCTTGGGGTCAGCGAGCGGGCGATCTACGACTGGAAGCAGGAGCATCCGGAGTTTCTGCAGGCCGTGGAGGAGGCGAAAGCGGCGTACGATACCCGGAACGTCGAAAGCTCCGTCCTGGCGTGCGCCCAGGGGTACCATTACCAGGAGGAGCTCTACGACAAGGAGGCCGGGCAGATCGTGCGGCTGTGGAAGTTCCGGCATCCGGACGTCAAGGCGCAGGCCCTGTGGCTGTGGAACCGGCGGCGGTGGCAGTTGCCGCCGGTGGGCGGCGTGCCGGCGGCGTTGCCGGACCGGGTGGGCAACGAATTGCCGCCGGGGGTCGAAGAGGAGAGGCCGGACACGACGGACAGCGGCCGGCTCGCGGAGCTGGCGCAGGAGCTGTTGAGCGAACGGCACGGGACGCGGATCCGCGTGCCGGCGCGGGAAGTGAAACCAGAAGATGACTGAGATCATCTCGACACCGAAGGCGGAGCTGGTGGCGGCGCGGCGGCTGGCAGCGCAGCTCGCGGGGAGCAATGCGGCCCTGTGGGCGGAGACGTACCTGCGCGTCGAGAGCGGGGAGCCGTTCTCGTTCGCGCGGCACAAGTACCAGCTCGAGCCGATGTGCCTCAGTCACCCCCACGTTGCGATCCGCAAGGCGACGCAGGGCGGCTGGACGCTGTTGGTGATGCTGCGGATGCTGCACGAGATGATCCACGGGCGGGTCCGGCAGGGCGTGATTTATCTGTTTCCCACGGACGTGAAGGTCGGCGAGTTCTCCCAGCTCCGCTGGACGCCGCTGATCGACAACAATCCCGGCGCGATCGGGGCCTACCTGCAGCGGACGAACAACGTCCACAACAAGCGGATCCTCCGGGCCGATGGGCGGGGCGGGTGCAACCTCATGATGCGCGGGGCGCAGCTCAGTCACGGGGTCCAGGGCGTGGAGCGCGAGAGCGTCGCCTTGCGGTCGGACCCGGGTGATGTGGTGGTCTTTGACGAGCGGGACCTGATGCCGGACTATGCGATCGGCAAGGCCCGCGGGCGGCTGGGCCATTCCCAGCTGCAATGGGAATGGAGCCTGTCGAACCCGACGATCGACAATTTCGGGATCGATGCCCTGTACCTGGCGGGGGATCAGCGCAACTGGGGCGTCCGCTGCGGCGCGTGCAATCACTGGACGTTCCTGGAGGTGGAGTTCCCGGGCTGCCTGCGGCGCCAGGCGGACGGGCGGGTGATCCGGGCGTGCGTCAAGTGCGGGCGCGAGCTGGACATTGATCAGGGGCAATGGGTGCCGAAGTTCCGGGAGCGGAGCGCCGAGCAGGTCAGTTACTGGTGGTCGCAGCTCAATAGTCATTACGTGGACCCCGGTCTGATCCTGCAGGAGTATGGCGATCCGCCGGAGGGGAACCTCGGGGACGTGAAGCGTTTGCGGCTGGGGGTGCCCCATTTGGATTCCCAGGCAGGGCTGACGGCCCAGCAGGTGCTCTTGTGTTGCACGCAGGAGCCGATGGCTGCCAGCTCGACGATTGCGACGGCCATGGGGGTTGACGTGGGGGCCAAGCTGCACGTCGTGCTCGGTTACCGGCTCCTGGAGGATGCGTACCGGATCGTGGCGCTGGTGCTGGCGGATAGCTGGGACCAGCTCAAGATCACGGCGCGGACCTTTGCGAATGAGGTCGCCTGCATCGACAATGAGCCGGAGCTGCGGGGGGCGCGGGATTACCAGGCGGCGGCCCGGGCGCAGGTGTGGCTCAGTGACTACGTCCAGAGCGTCCAGCCGGCGAGCTACCAGACCGAGACGCGGATCGTCCGCGTGAACCGCAACGAGGCCCTGGACATGACGCACTATTACCTGACGCACCCGGGGCGGCTCCTGCTGCCGCGGGAGACGGACCTGGTGACCGACTTCGCGCGGCATTGCAGCCACATGGCGCGGATCGTGACCAAGGACCCGCTGACGGGCAAGCAGCAGGTCCAGTGGATCACCCGCGGGGGGCCGGATCACTGGCGGCATGCTTTTGTGAATTTTTTGCTTGCAGCGAAACTCCAGGTGCCTACAATGGTCAGTGACCACACTCGAAGCGAGCGCCCCCATCGGTCTTCGTATGACCTGTTTGAAGGTCGCAGATGACGTTAGCGCAGCCAGACGCGTTGGGGCAGCCGGCGACGCCGGTATATGATCCAGGCGATTGCAAGACCTGTCCCGAGTGGCACGAGCGGGCGGGCCGGTGCGGCGTGCGCCCGGGCCGGCCGCGGCCGTGCGGGTTGGTCCCGCGGCCGGCGGCGGGACGCCGGACCCAGTACGATCTTTTTGCCAAGGGGGCGTTATGAGCACGTTGCCGAACACGAGCGGTACGGGTAATCCGATCACCGACCTGGTCACGGGCGGGCTGAGCCTGCTGGTCCGGGCCTTGACGGGCGGGAAAAAGACGAGCGTCACCGACTACCGGATCCCGACGCTCACGGACGCGGGGATCTGGGACGCCGGCGCCGGGGCGGCGCGGCGGTACCAAGGGCAGGATGGGCGGCCCCAGGGCCTGGCGTGGAGCCAGGGGAACAACTTCAAGTTCCGGATGCCGGGGCTGATCGCGCGGTGATAGGGCCGCAGGGTGGCGGATTGGAGATGGCGGATTTGAGAGTGGGGACGCGGGCATGGAACTGACGAAAGAGCAGGCACTCAAGGCGTTGGTCGCGATGTACGGGAACCTCAAGGCGACGCGGCAGATGCGGATGAGCCGGGTGGAGGTGATGCGGGCCTACACGTTTCCCCACAAGGCGTCTCTGACGAGTCCGCTTTCCCCGGGCAGTAACGCGTACGCGAACCGGTATGATGGGACGGGGCAACTCGCGGCGGCGGAGTTTGCCGCGAACCTGTTCACGCACACGACGCCGCGGGACCAGCGGTGGTTTATTCTGACGCCGCCGGCGGGCAAGCCGGAGCTGGCGCAGGACCGGGCGTATGCCGAAGGGCTGGCCCAGCGGGCGGACCGGCTGCACGTCGCTTTGGCGCAGACGAATTTCGCGACGGAGATTCACGCGGCGTATGAGGACCTGGCGGATGGGACGTGCGGTCTCGACGTGGCCAAGTCTTCAGGGATGGGACCGGAAAAGGGCAAGGCGTTCACCCTTTCGGCGCGGGACATGAACGAGTACTGCTTCCTGACGGACAGCGCCGGGCGGCCGCATACGACGTTCTCGGAGTACCGGCTGACGGCGTACGAGGCGGCGAAGCGGTGGGGGATGGAGCAGCTCCCCAAGGCCCTGCAGGACGCGCTCGCGAAGATGGACGATGCCGCGTACGTGGAGACGCGGCCGTTCCTGAACGTCATGCGGCCGAACGAGCAGTGGGACCCGACGAGTCTGACGGACCAAAGATACCGGTACGAGAATCTCTGGATCGATCCGGCGGAGAATAAGCTCCTGGAAAAAGGCGGGATGCGGCGGCTGCGGCGGGTGATCGCCCGGTTCCGGGCGGGCCGCGCGATGCCCTGGGGCTGGGGTCCGACGGATATGGCGTACGCGTGGATCCGGTGCCTGGATAAATCGAGCGAGATCGTCCTGAAGTACGGGGCGATGAAGATGGACCCGCCGTCGGTTTGGCCGGATGATGGGGCGTTCTGGCCGCAGGATGCGACGCCGGGGTCGATCATCGTCGGCCGATTGGGCGCGACGGATCGCGGGGTGCCGTCGTTCCTGGAGGTCCAGGGGGATCACCGGGTGGCGGAGTGGCTCTTTGCCCGGTACGAGGCCCTGATCATGCGTGCGTTCATGAGTGACGTCTTTGCGATCCTCCGGGACGCGAAGCAGCGGACCGCGCGGGAGGTCGCGACGATCCTCCAGAAGTCCTACGATATCATGGTGCCGGGCCTGTCGCGTCTGAAATCCGAATTGTTCGACCCGTTG